GACTTAACACCATGTGATATAGCTATATGCTTATACATGAAACATGTTTTATCCTCCACGTTTAACCATTTTTGCTCTCTCATAGGATTGCGAGGATCATTTACTAATATATTCATTTGCTCAAGCCACATATGTGCATGCTTATTCTTAGGTATGAACTGACCATCAGGATCGATCTCATACTGTACCTTACCATTAAGGTTAACGCCAAATATCTGTGCCATCCCATCAAAGTGTCCTGTACCACCAAACAATACTGACTCAGGATCTACGATATCAGGATATGCCATAGCCATGTATCGCGCAGTGTTCTTGCATGGATATAACGGGCTTCTAAAGTTTTGTTTCTCTTTGAAATACTTCTCTAATAACTTTGCATACTCCATCATCGTGAATGGTCGTTCTAATCTATGTCTATGATTTTCTAGAAACTCCCACATGTCCTCAGCAGCTTTCTTAGGACCATCTATCAACCAATCTTTAACTAACGTGTTCTTAGGATAATAGATTTGGAATAGATCGTTACGTGCATGTCTGTTCTCTTTAAAGTGTTCACGTAGATTCTCTGGACCTTGATACATCAACCGTGTTAGTGTACCCCAATGTTCATTACTAAATGAGAAAGTTAGTGTATACCACAGTCTAAGTTTAGGATCTGTAACCTTCTTCATGATATCACAGAATGGATGTTCATGCCAATGGAGTCTATGAGAAAAGATCTGATAGTCTTCAGCTAATAGTTGATCACGTCTAAGATCAAACTCTTGACAGAACTCAAAGAACTTATCTAATCTTTGGTCTAATGTCCAATCCTTCATCCATGACTCTGTAGGTTTACCATCTTTTAACACTACAGGACTTGTACCTTTATAGGTAATGTTCTTATACTCGATACCAGATATGAATTGAGCTAGAGTGTTTTGCATAGTTCCTTATATTGTTCCACTGACATATTATGTATCTTCAAGACATAGTCGTCTGAAGGATGAGCTGTTAATCTATTAAATGAATCTATAAGCTTAAGATCAAGCATGGCTTTCTGTCTACCAAATGGATGATCTTTAATCTTACATGATGAGAATATAACATTACGATCTACATGATTATAGTCTGCACCAGGTCTAACATAGTTTTCTACCCAACGAATGAAGTCACAGCACACGTCTTCTGCATTGTATGGATATGCGCCAGTCTCTACATAGATCCGTTCCATAACTTGATCTAAGAACATTTCAGGCTTCATCTTAGTTAATGGTTTTGCAAGATATGATATGCACTCTACCGCATTTGTGCCATAATAGAATGGTGATGTCTTATCAACATACTGAGGATACCAATCTGCGATGTCTGCAACCACTGCTGCATACTGGAAGTGATACTGTCTTAAATCATTCTTAACATTCCAATCAAGCATAAATGATCCGATCTCTCTTAATGATCGTTCTCCACCTTGCTCGAGGAACTCTGCTAGTTCGCGGGCTAATCTTGGTGCATATTCTGATAGGTAGTAGTCTCCACCTTTCTTGTATCGACCACTTTCAGGCGGTTTAGGAAATGCAGGGAACTGGTAACCAACAGATGTATAGAAGGAGGATGGATAGTTATTCACCATCTCGACCATGTCTTCAATGTTCTTACAGTTGTGTAAACCAAATAGTATGGTATTATGGTACCCACTAGGTTTTGTAGAATAATTAATTGCAGAACCACATACACGATGGAGGATGAAGATGTACAGCCATTCAGGTAGTTTAAAGTCTGCGTGCTTGCCTGTCCAATTGTGTGCAACGATATCTCGCTGAGATGTTATCTTACCAGCTTGCATCTTTTCCCAATATGGGTGTTCAGGTGTCCAGCCATAAAAGCAATCGTTAACTATCTGAGAGAACCCAGCATACTTACGTTCAACCACATCGTATAGTTCTACATGATGTAATAGATCATCGTTCATGTCTGATTCTGCATGTGGTATCATACCATATGGAGGTTTAAGAGATACATTACACTTTTCTTGCTGGTCCTTTGCAAGATTAAAGTATCTTATATACTCATCATAGTAACGTGTTGTTTCAATCATTTAGATAATCTTTTAATCTATTTAACATCTGCTGTTCATATTTAGGATCATTCAAGTTTCTATTACGTGGTGATGGATGATCTATCTTATAGTGTGGTATGTTATACTTCTTGCATACACGTTCTACAAATCCACCTAATGCTATGATCTTCTTTCGGCCATGTGTTACAGTGTATAGTTTCTTATACTGTACATCTTTAATATCATAACTATTGATCTTATCGGGTATCACATTATGGAATGCAAATGCATGTACATCCACAGATTCAAGCCATTTGCTCAGACGTGAATAAGTGCCATTCTTATTTGGTTTGGTATTTGAAGATGGACATTGTCCTAAGATCAAGATATCATTAGAAGACTTGTGGCCTTCAATAAAGTCTGGCACTGATTTCATAATATAATTATAATCCAAGTAGGATTAAAAGTACAGTTATTTTGCTTTAAATTCTGCGTCGTTTGCACCAGCCAATACGATACCAGAACCATAGATTCGGTTGTATTCGCTTAGTAGCTCTTTCTTAACGTCTGTGATTGCTGCTATTGATGAATGGTATATCGCGATAGTACCATCATGATAAGGCATAAAAGGCGAGAACCCAACAGATACAGTGCCCTCTTTTGTTTGGTGATATACTAATGTGACACCATTTTCAATGACCATTGCACCTTCTCCTGAAGTTATAAGGCCACAAATGATCTCTTCACCACTAGTAAATTTGATTAGTTTAATATCTGCCATCTTGCTCATCCTTTAAAATTATAAATTCAATAAAATTTGCTGCTTCTTCTAAATCGCTAAAGTGTTTAACAAAGAACTTATCTACATCCATCATGTGGTTACCTACAACGACCACACTCATGTGTTTAAGTACTGAGATCTTTAGCTGATAGTTACCTCTCCGTAAGAACGGATAGGATACTAAATCTTTTGTCAAATGTTTCATCATATATTTATGAGAGGGGAGATTGCTCTCCCCTACCCGTTTAACTATCTAAGTTATCTCTTTCAGCTAATAACTCTCTAACACGTTCAATACTGGCAGCTGGTGGTAAACCGTCTGTAATCTCGATTGTGCGAGGCTTCTTAGAGTCAGGAATAACATTACAAAGAGCAATGCGTAAGATACCATTTTGGAACTCAGCTGATCCAACTACTTCTACTGTGTCAGCAAGTTTAATGGTCTTAACGAATGATCTTGTACCGATACCCTTATGCAGATACTGTACTTCTTCTTCAGGATTTTTTTGTCCTTTAATCTCAAGTAATGAATCTTTAAGGGTGATAGTTACCTCTTGCTTATTAAAACCAGCGATTGCCAATTCTACGATGTAGTTATAGTCATCGACTTTAATAATGTTATGAGGCGGGAATGTTGAAGCTGGTGCTTGAGCATTCAATAGAGTATCTAGCTCATTGATGATGTTGTCAAAACCAACTGATGATGGCCAAATAGGGCCAAATGAAACGTTTGTTGTTCGCATTTTTTTCTCCTTAATTAAGCGAGTTTAACAAAATCCTGCCCCCGAAGGCTGCAGGTTTGGTAAGAATATCCTACCAAATTTTATTTATAATCCTACGGATTACTTTTTTAAATCTTTGTATACGAGTTAATGGAAGGGGAGGGCTGCCGATACCGCACACTCTATCCCATTCCCTTTGGGTATAATTAGGCTGCGTCATCGATTATATCCTGCAGAGCTTGATTAATCGGTTTATAGCCATAATAATTAAGCTTCTCAGCTTTACGATCTAGGAAGTCTCTACGTTTTGCGATCTCTCTTGCTCTGTAAGTTGCTTCTAGGATCATAGTATAACGGTTACCTTCACGAGTTATTTCATGTGCTTTAAGCACCGCTGCTATGTCCACTCTTGGTAACTCAGCTTTCTTTTTGGCTTGTTGCATTCCACTGTCCTCCATAATAACGTTCAAGTTTACCTTCATTGTTAAGTCTTTGATCTCCATCTTGTGGGGTGTCTAACTTAACTGACCAATCGATGGCATCAAAGTTCTTATCGAACTGTTTAGATCCACCCTTGGAAATGATGCTATCTCCTGTGATGTCGTTCTTAGCTGCCATTATTTAGGCAACTTATCTTTTTTAGGTCTGCCTTTCGACTCTTTTTTCTTATCACGGTTTCCCATAATCTTCTCCTTAATATAGTTTTTTAGGTGGTTGATTTGATGCTACCTTTTTCAACCAACGCTTTCGCGCCATACTTTTAGCCTTCTTACGGGCTACACATGGTTTTTCATATTCCATGCGATCTTTGATCTCTTCTAAGATCCCAGAATCTTGTATTTTATTGCGGAATTTTCTAAATGCTTTTTCGAATTGTCCATCAGGCACATCCACAGCCAACCCTTGTTTTTCATCGGGTTTTGGTTTAAATCTTTTCTTAAATTCTACCATTAGTAACAGGTTCTCGTTCTAATTACTTGACCGTATTGATCTACTGTCTCAATCCATGCTGTACAATTTTGGTATACAGATTGTGGTTGTTGATAGATAACTTGTGGTTGTTGATAAATTGTTGTTACCGGTGTTCCGTATCTTGGTTGACCTAATTGATAACCAATGACACCACCAATTAATAGAGGCATAACGTAGTTATAACTATTGTTGTAGTAACCACCATGACCATATCCGCCATGATAACCACCGTTATTGTATCCACCATGACCCCAGCCATTATGTGCTAAAGCTCCTGTAGATGCTGTTGCTAATACCAATGTTGCTATAAGTTTTTTCATTTTACTTCTCCTATTCATAAACCATTGTACCACAAATATGAATTAATGTACATAGGCCCCTGGCCTTTATTTGCAAATAAAAAGGGGACCCTGGGCCCCCTCTCTGTACCATAAACAATTACTTGTTCATTACGTACATTGTTACTTCAAATCCAAAGCGCATTTCTGTAGCTGCTGGTTTTGTCCACATAGTATTTCTCCTTTGTTTATAAAAATTTATAAACTCAGATCGTTAGAGATGCTTTCGCAAAGGTCTAACTTGAGGCTCATATTACAGTATAGTTTCCTATACATTATTACTTATTCAATACTATTAAAAAGGGGCTAGTTAAAAGTATTAAATAATAGTAATCCGGTGCTTATTCTTTTGGGGCTCTCTTGATGCCACCAATATTATACTTAGGCACTAACTCCCATTCACCCTTCTCTTTGAAGGACACGACCTTAATCTGAGATAAGGATGCCTTTGGTTCTGCCTTAGCTTTGTCAAGGATCTTTAATAATCCCCAATCTTGTAATAGTTCTGCGATAACATTGCGTCTCTCGATATCAGACATGGAGATATCAGACTCTTTACCATCAAGGGCGAAGAGCTCTTTGAAATGTACGATGAAGTACTTTCCTTGTTTGTGTAAGATGTGGCAGGATTGGAATAGCTTCTTATCCTTACGGGATGCTATGCCTATGCGGGTTAGAGTTTCACGGACTTTCAAGAAATTATCAGGTTCTATCAAGTCAACTTCCAACATCGCGTCGGGGGTCCAATCATAATATACCATTGCTATAGTCATTTTTAACTCACTTAATTGATTACATTATATATTTATAAGACTATTAGTTTCTACCGCCCTTTTCATAGGCCTCTTGCAGCTCTATCACCTGCTTGGGGCTAAGGATGCTCAGGACTTCATGTGCTCGCTTTTCTGAGTACTTGTAATGCTTCATGACCAGCTTTAGTTGTTCTGTGGTTGCATCCCTCTTGTGCCACTTAGAGAACCTCTTCTTCTTAGGTATAGAGTTCTTAAGGAACTCAAACTGCCACTGGGTAGGGATCAAGACATTCATATTCATCTCATTGGCATATAGCACTGTATCAGGGAAGAACGATAGTCCACGATTAATCATGAATGGAGTATAGTCTCTGGATGCCTGAGGATCTTGGAATAAGTCCTTCTTATTATCGTTTATAGCATTAAGGAAATCAAATGGAGTCATGTATCCATTCCTCTGCTGCAGCTTCTGCATTATCTTCATCAAGCTGAGAATCTCTACTGATTAATAGATCATCTTGATATAGTTCAGCTATGTACCATTTGCCCCACTTGTTAACCTTTGCCGTCTTACCATTACCCTCGCCAAAGTATTCACTTAATAATATTGTCTCAATGTTACTCATTTTAAACCTACCTCTTCAAGATTTTTTGTGTTTGCCATAAAACTAGTATCTGGAAAACGTTTTAATAATAATGCCGTGATCTCTTCTCTTGTACTACCTTGTACTAAGAACTGCTGTGTATCTCTGTTGTATGCTAGTATCGCGTGATCCATCTTAACGAAGTCAAGATTAATTGTTTTCTTTTCAGGTATCGGTGAGTTGACTATACTATCAAGCATCCTCTTCATCTTAAGGTTTATTAAGGCTCTTAGAGCAAACCAACCTAAGATAAATCCTACAGCAAGTGTTAATACGATCATGGCTTCCCTTCGAATGGTGGTGTACCTCCGTTTTTGATATACTCATCATATCCACGCATCTTTACTGTATGGATAGCGATAGCGGTTTCGCGAATATTATCCATCTTATCGCCAGCTGGATTAGACTGTACAAACCCACGTTCTATAAGATACGTTGCTTTATCCCAATCATCAAAGTCATACTCTCTATTCTTTACTTCATCTTGCATTGTGCCATTACCTCCGTAAGTGCAGCCATGAGGTTTAGTTCATGATCTGCAACGAACGCAGCTTTATATTGATAGTCAGCAAGTATTAATACCAATTGAGGGATACTTGCGGCTTCCATGTTAACTGAAGCTGTGTCGTATAACTGTTTAAATATATTTATAGTCTCTGAATCTCCATTCTTGGCAACCCACTTCCTTACCTCAGTGAAGTTCTTTTCTTTGAGGTTCTTAACGAGTTCTTTAAATGAATCCTCAGTCATGTTGACAAGGATGCCCGAGTCGATCTTACCTGATACAGAATACCTCTGCAGCTCGTTTAGTACACGTCTCCAATCTGGAAAGTGTTTAGTGACCAGCTCTGCTACCACCTTTTGATCAGCTTCAATGTTCTCTGCTTTAAGGATACCCATAGTACGCTTAAAGAATGCACCAGCAATCTCTGCCTTCTCAGCATTCTCGATCTTGAAGTCAATCACACTACATCTTGAGTGGAGTGGTTCAATGATACGGTTCTTATAGTTACAGGTAAAGATAAAACGACAGTTGTTAGAGAACTCTTCGATGAAGGCTCTAAGTGCTGGCTGTGTAGAGTTTGGATTTAGATAGTCTGCTTCGTCTAGTATGATGACCTTCTTTGCGTCAGTTAACGATACGGTTGAAGCAAACGATTTGATCTTGGTTCGAAGGACATCGATACCAGATTCTTCGGATCCGTTTATGAGTAGATACTCGGCTCCGATCTCGTTACATAATGCTTTAGCTACTGTAGTTTTACCTACACCAGCTGTACCACAAAACAAGAAGTTTGGCAGTTCACCCGTTTGGACGAACTGCTTGAATGTTTCTTTTAAGTTCTTTGGTAAAATACACTCGTCAATTTTAGCTGGACGATACTTCTCAACCCACAAATATTCCATAATAACTCCATAATATAATTAAGCTTCAAATGTTGAATCAGCTTCAATAGCTACATAGTATACTAGATCACCAGCACCTTTAAAGCGTGAGATCTTCTTAGATGAGATGGATACATCATAGTCACCTGGTACCATCTTAAGGTTGTCGATCTTTAAGTTAACCTTAAACACAGATGTTGTAGTGCCAAGGGTATATGTGTATGCATTAGATGTTGCATTCTTCTTATCACCTACAACTACTTGAATAGTTGATCCATCACCTAACAGTGCTACATCAGTAGACTTAAGGATTGGCGCAGTCTTAAGGATCATGGCTAACACAGATGCGTCAAGCTTAAAGTTAACCTCGGCCTCTGGGAATATGATCTCTTTCTTAGGTACAACGATTGAGTTAGGTGCTGCAGCAAAGTATTTAATGCTGCTGTTACCTTGTTTCACAGTCACTGTCTTTTCAGAGAATTCAAGATCTGGATCCTCAAACAAGGATAGTACAGCAAGAAACTCATTCACATCATAGATACCGAACTCATTAGGGAATGTCTCGGCAACTGTAGAAGTTGACATGATGGTGTTACTTACTGCGATTGTAGACAGTGTATTACCTGGTTTAAATAACAGGTTATTATTAATAGAAGCATAATTCTTAATTAGCCCTAGGGTTTCTTTACTCAATTTCATAGTTCATACTCACTTTCATCAAGATCTAACATAAACATTAAACAACAAATTGCATGAGCCAGATGGTTCACACCAGTTTCTGGATCACTTTCTTCACCTTCTTTATACGCCCAAATATGACGTTGTGCTGCATCAAAATATCTACGAGCACCATCTGGTACTCTACGCCAATTATCAGGCTCATACTTCTCTGCACCATAAGTTAAGACTTTAACTGTCTCGCGTAGTGCAAGAGGTGGTAACAGTCCATACTGTAACTTACCACCATCAAATTTACGACCACCTTTGTGATCTTTACTTTGCGAAACCTTTAATTCGTCTTTAGTCATTGCGTCTCCTCTGTTTAATATACTCATTCGAATATACTAAAGAGAGGAGGCATTGCGCCTCCTCGTGCTGACTTACTAGAGTTGATACTCTTAGAATGCTGAAGCACCTAATACTGCGTAAGCTGCAGCGATCATCTTACGTGAAGGTGTACCTAAAGTGTAACGCACTGTTGGCTCACCGTTCCACATTTTACCAGAGTTTGCATAAACTGCATAACCTTTAATACGTAACTGACGAACAGCTTCGTGTGGATTAGCAAGACCGAAACGTGCAGTGATTTGCTTAGCAGTTACAGTTTTACCTGATTTAAGATATTTGATTAATGATGTTGTTGCTGACATACTATTGCTCCTTGGATATGCGACGTTACGGGAAATACTGATAAGATTGTCGCTAGTCTTACCGAATACAGAACCATTATACACTGGTTTTGAATTAAAGTTAAATAATTTTTTTAAGATTTTGTTCATAATATATTATGGCTTTAGGCCATACTCCTTGATCACGTTATTTAATAATGGTGAGAACTTAGATAAGTCCACCACCGCTTCTACATTTCCACTGAGATAATCCTCTATCTCCGATTCAGTGGGGACCGGAAATCCATAAACACTTTTCAATACTTTGTTCTCTGCTACTATGAGCCAATTAGGGTAACCTAACTTTAGGCCACTCACACCCCTTAGGTCCATCATTATCTGATGATAAGACTTAATTTGACCTAAGGTTATATCAGCTTGAGTATGATTGAATTGCTTCATGACCTCAATGACATATTGTTTTTGTGTTGGCTTAAGCTCCTTAAATTGCATTAGGTGTACTCGGTCTTGAAGCATCATCAGCTTCTAATGGGTTGATCGGTGCTGCCTCAACTTCAGGTGCTGGGTTTGATATCTTATCAAATACATCCATGAATGCAGCTTTAGTTTGTGGATCAAATCTGTTACAGCATAACTCGATTGCTTTCTCTTTCTTTTTGAAGATTGAGAATGCTCGTACGATATGAGTCATACGACGGGTTGTGATAGTCTCGTCTACACCACCATCTTCAAAGGTACGACGGATAGCATCGGCCCATTTGATAAGTGTGTCTGCAAAGTCTTGGTCCTCACAGTTATAGTGCTTCATAAGGTTCTTAACGATCTTCATCTCGACTGATGCATTAGGATACTCTTGTTCGAATGTCACTGCAAATCGTTCTAAGAATGCTTCGTTAAGCACGTTCGTACCGATGTATCGACCGTCATCTGAACCTTTACCTTTAGTGTTTGCTGTAGCAATGATGTTAAAGCCGGCAGCTGGAACGATAACCTCGTTCTTAAGTTTAAAGTAGTAAGGCTTGCCTTCGAGGATTGGTTGTAAACACAAGAGAGTGTTAGCTGAACCAGCATCCACTTCGTCAAGCAATAATGTATAACCATTACGCAACGCGATAAGCACTGGACCTTCCACGATTTGAACGTTACCATCGACCAAAGTTTTGGCACCAATTAGTTGCTCCTCGTCAGACATCATGTTAAGGTTAACACGAATGAGTGGCTTACTAAACTTAGCACAGATCTGCTCGATCATAGTTGACTTACCGTTACCCGTAGGGCCGGAGATATAAGAAGGGTAAAATAACCCAGCTTTGATGATCATCTCGAGATCTGAATAGTTGCCAAAGGGCACATAGTTAGGGTCCTTGGCTGGGATTAATGTCTCAGGTCTATCGAAGTTTACGATAGCTTGACTTGGCACAGGGATATCCTTTACAACTGTTAACGTTGGCTTTGGAATTACTGAAGGCACTTTGATGTTATAAACACCGCGTGATGCCGTACCAGTAATCATGAACCATGGCATGGTATCATAACCTAAAGAGTTGACCACGGCCATTAGATCCGTTTTACTGATCTCAGGACTTTTAGCAAGTTGAGGATATACCTCAAAGAGCTTAGCTTGTAATTCTTGCTTTTGTTCACTTTTATATCTCATAATTTAATCTCTCCGTTATCAATTAATAAAACCATTATATCCTGTTTTGTATTTAAAGTACATAGGCCCTAAGTTACTGATTTATATGACCTTTTATGTAAGTTATTGATTTATATAGCATTATGCCACCAGCCCTATAAACTGATTAAGGAGTATACGACTAGTCTTCTTATTGGAGAGCAGCTTGGTGAGCTCCCGGGCGATCCTGGCAGCGCTCTCTTTTTGGCCTATATTAAGCCCTTTGTCATCCTCAATCTTAGCTTTGGAGTCAGCTACTATGAAGAGCTCGTCACGGCCTGTATCCTTAAGTGAGGCAAAACCGTTACGTCTCATGTCCTTCTTAAGTTCTTCTATAGCAAAAGTTGATATGTGTTGACCATGTCCATAGTGAGCTACTAATGCACCATGTAAGTTTCTGAATGTTGCACGTGTGATGTAGAAACCTACAGTGGTGATGTTATGTCTATCCTTAATCATCTGTAAGAGTGACTTAGTTTGTTCAGCGTTCTCAGATATTGGATAGTTCTTATGTGTTACTGCATCAGATAAGAATGGCTTGACAGTTATATAATCCTTAATTTCACTACCAAATATTCGTCTAGTCCTAACTTGATCTGTACCAGTTCTTAAGTATTCGCCTTCACCATCAGTTAATGTGATGAGTGTTGTCTTTTCAATACCGTTCTTAGATTTAAACTCAGGGATATAGTTGTATAACCATGCCAATGCAGCATTCAATGGTGTACCTGAAGTTTTAAAGTTACCAAGATTATTGAAATGCTTTGATAAGCTAATAGTGATCATCTTGTTAAACTCTGATTGAGACATCTTAGATGAGAATAGTTCCATCATAGTAAGACCAAACGTATCAACTTGAGAGTCGCTTGACGTAATCATACGGGTGCCATCTTCGTTTCTATACTTAGTATCAGACCAACCATTAGTGAATGCAAATACTTGGAATGGGATCTGAGCACCTCTACAAAACATTGCTAATGAGATAACTTGTTCGATCGTTGGTCTTAACACATGATCCATTGAAGCTGACCAATCCAATAAGAATATCATACCATGGTTCTTACCGTTAGGGATAGTCATGACTTGTTTAAATATGTCATCGTTTAGTTTATAGCTATAAAGCTTTTTACCATCTAATGACCCTGACTTTGCAACCTTAGCACGTTTATAATTTTGTGCTGACTTACGCATCTCAAATTCTTTGATAAGATAGCTAACGATATTTTTTGATGATGCTTTAAACTTCTCAGCACGTTCGATGTCGTCTTCATTAATTAATTTATGACCACCGTTAGCTGACCATTCTGTTTGATATGTAGTGTGCTGTTCGAATACTTCTTTATATGTAACCAAAGGACTGATCTTAAATTGTTTAGGGATAGTGATGTACTTGTATTCAACTGAAGTATCAGCTAATTCTTGAAGTTTGTTTTGCAAGTTCTTTTCAGTCTGTGACTCTAATTGATCTTCAAGGCTGTCTTCAAGATCCTGCAATGGATCATTCATAGTTGATGGTGCTGGTGTTTCGTCTTGCATCTCATCAGTCTCTTCTTCGTCAGCTTCAAAGTCTTGAGCATTTGATTGACCTTGATCTTCAGACTCTTCTTCTTCAAATTCTTCGTGATCGTCTGACATAGCTTTCATTTGTTCGATCTTGTCTTCCATAGCTTTTTTAGAATAGTCATAGATCTCTTTAGCTAACTTAATAACATCGTCACATGACTCAGTCTCTTCAGCACGTCTTACGAATGCTTTCTCAATGTCTGTAAAAGTAACACCGCATGAGTAACCAGCTTTAAAATATAGGTTGATCTTATCGATCAATAACATATCTTTAAAACCGTTAGCTACACCAAAGAAGTCCCGATCGTTAAGTTCTTTATAACCAATGTTAAATGACTTACGAAGGCCAGGATAACGACGCTTCATTAATTTTTCGATACGTACATCCTCAAGCACATTCATATAGCCTGAGAAGTGCGGTACATCTTTATGTGGGTTTTTAGTTGAATACTCTTCAAGAGTAGTGTAAAGTGCATGACCTACTTCATGACCAACTAACATATCTAAAAGATTGTCAGTCATGTCCTTCCATTGCGGAAGTCTTAAGACACGATTTTTAATATCAAACGAAGCTGTCGATACAGGTGCCTGTATAACAGTAAGGTTTTCGTTTGCTAATAATTTTGCTACTAAGTCTGTTTTTGTCATCAATCTCTCCAATTAATATAACCATTGTATCATAAAGGCTATTTAAAGTACATAGGCCCTAACTTATTGATTTTGTTAGGGTTTTATGTAAGTTATTGATTTAAAAGATATTCTTGGAATGATGTTAGGGGGTAGCCTAAGTTGTATTTTGCTTGGATCCAAGATGATGCTTGGATTGATTCTTTGAGCTCACAATCATTGGAAAGCTTGGTGTCAATGATAAGTCGGTTTTGTGTGTTTGAAAATTGTAAGTAATAAGTGATTTGTGTTGTCATAGTGTGCCTTAAGTTAATGTTTTTGTTAATAAAATTTATAAGTTATTGATTTATTTAGGGTTTATTTCATGAAGGGTTGTTTGTTTTATGGTGAGCTCAGGGTGCGCTTGGATGAATGAGTTTAATAGTTGTTGTGAGGTAAATAATTCGATGAATTGGTGGTTTGTTTGTGTGATAGTTGCATGTAAAATATAGATATTTGTCATAAGTCTCTCCAGGTTATAGGACCATTATACCTGAAATGCTATTTAATGTACATAGGCCCCTGGGCCCAGACAGGGTATATTTACCTATCTAGTCAAAAAATGGGCTGTCCTGGGCGCTGCCGGGAGAGTTGTCCATATAAATCAATAACTTAGGAGTTTGTTACTAAAGAGCTGAAGTCATTGGTCTTTTCAAAGCGTAAGTTATTCTTAAACTTATCCAATAGCACATCACCTTTATGAGATATAACGAAGACATTAGTATTTTCTCCTAATGTATCCATTACGGATAGGAAGTAATCAGTACCAGCCACATCAAGACTAGAATCGAATATCTCATCTAGTAATAGCAAGTTGGTGTTGACACTATTTTTCATCTTAGCGATCTGACGCCAAGTGAATAGGATTGCTAGGTCGATCCTCATCTTCTCACCTTCCGAGAATGAGGCATACGTGAACTCGTCTCTAAACCTAGATTTAATCGATTCATTAAACGATTCATCTAGTTCAAACTTAACAAAGAAGTCCATTGCGGAAAGATACATGTTAATTAGTTTGTTCATTGCTGGTAGATATTCTCTAATGATAGTAGTCTTGATACCAGTATCTTTAAGCAATACTCCTGCGATCTCTTGTAGTTGTTTCTCTTTCATGAGATCCATCTTTACTGCATTCTTTGATAGAGCATCATTAGCTAGCAACTTGATCTTATCTTTCTCTACATCGATATCACCTTGTACAGATAACTCGCCGATCTCTTTTTCAAGTTGTTGGTTTGCTTTGATAAGCATGTTCATACCATTGATCTCTGTAGATATAGAGATGTTCTTATCTTGTATTTGATTTAAGACATCTTGTTTCTCTTGTAGGTCTACACTCAACTTACTATAAGCAGAGTTCAACGTATCCATGTTGGATGTGATCTGTTGTTTGCTTTCAGTTATCTTACTGATGATCTTATCTTTATGTTCATGTTGTATACCTTGCTCACATGATGGACATGTCTCATTACTTGTAAAGAATTCTATATGCTCATCGACTTGTGTAAGCTTCTGTGATAACTTATTCATGTTTGATTTACACATGTCTATGTTCTTATCTACATCAGCTTTATCATGTAGTTTGGTATTCAACTGTTCGATGTCTTTGTTTATAAGATCTACCAACTGAGTCTTATCGTTTATCTCGTTGATGTTAGTATCGATCTTATCTCGCAGCACCTTAACGTTTTGGTCCTTAGAGTTTTGTAATGAATCGATCAAACTCTTCTGAGCTTTAGCTTGTTCAGTAATAATACGGATCTCAGTCTCTACTGCAGACAGTTCTTCTTTGTTCTCCGCAATCTTTTCTTTAAGGATAGTATTCATCGTTGAGAATACCTTGATGTCAAGGATATCTTCGATGACTTCACGTCTTTGCCACACAGGTAACTGCATGAACGGTACAAAGGAAGCAGATCCTAATATCACTACCTGGGTGAAGGTTTTATAATTTAATTTTAGGATCTGCTGTTCGAGGACTTTTTGATAATCTTTTACGGCAGCATCTTGATTGATGATGGTTCCGTTCTGATATATCTCAAAGATATTAGGTTTGATACCACGTACTACTCTATAGTGGATAGGACCAATGTCAAACTCAATCTCAACCACACAGTTCTTTTGATTGATAGAGTTTACTAATTGATTCTTATTGATATCGCGAAATGGTTTATTGAACAGTGAGAAGGTAAGTGCATCAAGGATAGTGGACTTACCTTCACCGTTTTTCCCAACTATTAAGGTTGTTGAGTGACCATCTAATTCTACTTTATTCGGGCTGTTACCGGTTGAAAGGAAGTTCTTCCAACTCACTGACTTAAATATTATCATGTTTTAGACCTATTTTCATATAAATATTATATACTATTAAACAATTAATGTACAATAAAAATGCCTATCCCAGAAGTATTCGATTCACTTAAATCTTTTATCTTGACTGATGAGGAACTTTCACGCCATACTACCATAACTGAGGCTCCATGGAATAAAGGTAAAACTGGTTTACATAAGCACTCAAATGATACAAAGAAGCTTATGGCTAAAGCTAAAATTGGTAAGAAAAGAAAGCCATTTAGTGAAGAAACTAAAAGAAAAATGGCTGAAGCAAAACTTAATAAACCTATGTCTAATGATGCTCGTAAGAAGATGTCAGACGCGGCTAAGAAGCGGTGCGAAAAATACACTTATGAAAGTTTGCAAGTTAGACATCTAAATTAATAGCCTCTAAATAAAGGCCTTTTACATAGGTCTTAATAGCTTCCTTATCTCCTTCCGTTTGGAGGGAATCAATATAACCACTAACAATACTAATAGTATCTTCAAGATTAATCTCTGCGTCGATCGTACCTTCGTTGAACTCTGAAAGGTCTTCGATGATTTTGACTTCATATGGTTCTTGTTCGTACAGTAGGTTAACAAACCTATCAAATTGATAGAGGTCGGTTTTATTTATAACGACCAACTTAATGTACTTATCCTTTATTTCAATTGTTGTAAGATCGATTGGCTCTACATCCTTATCATTATACTCGATCTTTTCATGTATAGTGAAAGGGTTT